TTAAGTTATTAAGCCAGCCTTCAACAACACCTCTACGTGATCTAAGTGTAGTCCATTCATTAATCATTTTACCTTTATCACCAAGCTTTTCTAATGAAGTTGATGTAAGTTTAGGTGTTTTCTTAATGAACTCTCTGCCTAATCTTTCCATTTTCCAATCATCAGGTTCCCATCCAATTGAATATAGATACTCTTTAACTTGTGCAAGATTACCCATGTTAGCTTTCTTAGTTTCTTTTCTTTGAAACTCTCTACCAGCTGCCCATTTAAATGTATGATTAGGTTTAACTTCTTGATTAAGAAATTCACTTAGCATACGTGCAGTAGCTGCAGTGTATTCACCTTTCTTAGTAAACTTAGGTGTCTTAGGTTTTTTATCAATTAATCTAGTAACTGGTGGTAGTTCAGGTTCAATTACTTTTTCGATAGCATTCATGTTACTTTCAATATTATCTAATAATAAATTAGCTTTATCTTTATTAAAAGCCCAGCCATAGTATTGGCAGTATGCATCAAACTTAGCAGCAGCCATTTCATTTCGTAAACCTTTACGTATTAATGGTTGCTTCATTGCTAATCTATTTAATTCTGATGTAAGATGACTATATATTACAGAATTTAATTTAACATCTCTTACACAATACTCCATCATTCTATCAGAAAAATGTGACCAGTCATCGTAGTTACCTTTATGGTATCTAAGATATTCACCCCATCCAGCTAACCCATGTTTATGTGGTCGTCTGTAATTTAATACTTGAGATGCTATCCATGTATCAAAGAACCTATCTCCATTATATAAATCAATATTATATAATCTTTTAATTACTAATGCATCAAAACCAATACCATTATGTGCTATTAATAATTTTGCATTTTCTAATAATGATAAACCCATTTTAATAGGTCCATCATATTTATCTGATTCGTCAGTATATTTCATGATACGATTGGTGTCCAGGTTTTGTATCACTAGACACCATATTTTAGTCGCATCAAGACCGTCCGTTTCTATATCAAACGTTAGCCTCATCGTTAGCCTTTCTGCCGGCATCAAGCTCAGCTTTAAGTTTATTATTGTCAGCTACTAAATTATCAAATATATTTAATAGTTTTACTTTATCTTCATCTCCTACAATCATAGCCCTAATTTGATGAAGTGTAATTGGTTCTGCTTCTGGTGAAACATTAGTTTCTTGTAAATCGTCTTTACTCATATATACTCCTTATTCATATTGTGAGTTTGCTATATTATTTTTAAGCTCGTTATTTAAATCGCGCTTTTCTCTTAATGTTTGAATGCGTTCTTTTTCTGATTCAAATATATCAGGAAGTATACCGCAATCATACTTTAATATTTCAGGTTCTTTCCAACCTTCAGGTTTAACCATATCTGGTAAACCAAATGGATTTTTCCTGGATTTATTAGCTCCAGGTTCTTTAGCCATATTAGATTTATATATTTCTCTCCATACTCTATCAGCGTCACAGTTAAATAATTCTAATGTACCTATTGCAATAACAATAAGATCAATTAAACCATCAACTACTTCAATATGATCTTTCTTTAAGAATGCTTCTTGAGTTTCTTCAAACTCTTCTTCTAAGAAGTCTAATCTAAATGCTAAGAAATCATTTAATAATTTAAAATTCCTTGCTTCGAATTGGCGTGTAACCCATTGTTTAGCACCGAATTTTCTATGCATGATTCTAATATCATCATACCAATCTGTAAAATTTGCATTACGGTTTAAGTTCATACTTTATATTTCCTTTAGGTTCGTAATTATATATGTCCATATGTTTTGGTTGAAACTCATTATAGTTTAAACCTACTTGTGGCTGTATGCTATACTTAGCATCTACCCATAGATAACCATTTTCTATTTGCTCCTGGGCTTTTGTAAAATGTTCAAGATAAATATGAGCATCTGCTACAAATAATTTAAGTGTTCCAGGTTTTAAGTTAACTAATGCAGATATATGTGCTAACATAGTTGCACCAAATACCATATCACTAGGTACGCCAACCATCCAATCACCTGATCTTGAATACATTATCATAGATAAAGTATCTGATGTATCAGTATCATTAGGTCCATTTCTAGCATGATCAAATGAAGCTACAGTTTGATCTACATAAAACTGATATAAGAAATGACATGGTGGTAGTGTAAGATCTTTATCTGCGGGATTCCATGCAGTAATTATATGTCTTCTATCATATCTATGGTGCTTAAGATTATATAATAATTCTTCTACTTGATTAACACCATTAAAATTAATCCAACTATTACCGTAACTAAGACGTAACTCGCCAGTATCAGGATCTCCGAACTCATTCCAGTAATTACACCCCCACTTTTGAAAGTCTTTTATATTCTTAGGACCTCTAATCATTGCTGCATATTCACCAAATACACCATCATAATATATTTTACGTGATGTTATTAGCGGAAAATAATCATTTCGCATATCAAACATAAGATCTTGGAATGGTATAGAGCGAACTACACCATTCCTGCCCTCTCTTTGATGACCATATTTTAGTATATTTTCAGCAATATCTAAGTATTTTTGATTATATACTTGCATTATACTATCACCTCAACATGAGAATCAAACCATTCTTTATTAACACCTTTAGCTAATAAGTTATTTCGTAGTTTACGTTTAGCTTTAAGGCTAGCGATTCTTAAATGAAATCGATTGTCATCAAATTTATTATTTTGAGATTTACAGAAAGCTGCAAGTAAATCTATTGTAGCATCACAAAGTAAATCTTCGTTAGCGTCGTCAGCACACATTTCTGCAAGTGCTTCGAAGTTTTGTTTAGTCATACTCATATTATTACAACCTTTACATTTTCAATTATTAGAATTAAAGTAATACCTAAAGCTATGCCGAGCATAAATCTTGTAAGAGTCATGTTCATAATTAATTTCCTTTCTTTGTATCTGTAAATATATCTGTTAGGTCACCTTCAATATAAAGTCTGGTACCTGATCTCATATATACACATAAAGAATTAGTATTCCATTCTTCAATTGATTCAATTTCTTCTACTTTGATTGCAATCTTCTTTTCAGAATATTGTTGTTTGCATATTAATGCGTTATACTTAATAGAATCACCGAATTTATCATGATCAAAAAAGTTTCTATGTTGAATATTTAATTGCATTTATAAGCCTTTCTCAAAATTAATTTTGTCAATAATGTCTGCATCTTTAGGCAGTTTCATTTTATTATTTTCTAAATATGCAGCAAACATTGCACAGTAAACTGCCATATCTATAAGTGTATCTTCAAGTGATTCAAAGTTAACTGTCTTGCCTTCAGTCTCTGCAAGACTTCTCATGCGTAAATATTTAGTATGAATCATATGCATATATGACTTATTACCATATGGAAAGTAGTCTTCTTCAGTCCACATGTTACCTTGATAATCTGCCTGCTTTCTTTCTTTAAGTTCAGCGGCTTCTTTTAGTATAGTTGATGCTGTTACTTTAGCCATACTAATTCCTTTCTTTATTTATATTATTAGAAAAAGTGGCGTGAGCCACTTCTTTAGTTTTCTTACGGTTATATTTCTTTTTATCTGGTATAACTCTTGGTCTATATTTAGGATCTTCAAGAGTTTTTGCAACCGGATTTATTTTATATCTTAATTGATCTTCAAATAATTTCATACTTAGTTTCATTGCGAATACTCCGGATGTGGGTTGTTAAAATAAATGTCTCCTAAAAGATATTGGAGGAATTTATGAGTTATGAAAATAATGGAAAGCATCCTAATTCACTTGCGCAGCTAAGACCTGTTATGGATTCTGAAAGAGCTAGAGAAATGCAAGCTAAAGGTGCTGAGACTAAACGTCAAAATAGATTAATGCGAGAAGCTATGAAACTATCAGCTTCTGAGTTTAAAAAAATTCGTGATGATATTGTTAGTGATATGCCATCAGCTGTAGATATATTAAAAGTACAGCTAGCTAAAGCTATGCAAATCGAAGATCACGAAACTATCGAGAGATTAGCGTTAGCGTTAGCAGAGTTTGAGCAACCTAAGTTGCAAAGAATCGATCAGACTAATTTATCGTTAGATGCTTCAGAGTTATCTGAAGAAGAATTGCAAAAGAAAATTGCAGAACTTTCGGCCGAAAGTGACTAGTCGTCGGATGTGGGTTTCGAAAAAAACAATAAGCCTAGAGGTATCACTTGATTGTGTACGCTCTAGGCTTATTTTTGCAATCTCACCAGGCCGAGTGAGCTCAAGGAACCTGTCAAGAGAAGTCGTGTTATCATTTACGTTTATGAATATTTATTCTCGCCACTACCGAGTCGAAGGCCTTAACTCTTATTGCAAAACTTTGGGGTAACTATTGAGACTTGAACTCAAACTAACAGAATCACAA